ATGGGGTAGAAAAGAAATTCTGCTCAGGGCAATGGCATTATTCCACATGGCGGCGCAATCCAGGCGATGAGATGTCATGGATTGGGGAGCCTATCCCCCAAGAAAAACGGGATGGCATGAGAATACAGCGCTTATGGGTTCACAATACCTATTGGCAGTACAGCCTAGTTGCATCGGATGGGAGTGCCTACACGCTCCGAGAGGAAATTAACGATTGTGATTAATCCTTACTAAAATCTATCGGCTCCCACTAGGGGGCTTTTTAAGTGCCAATAAAAAACCATCCCTTTCGGAATGGTTGTGAGGCAAAACACACTCAAGGAACTCCTTGGCTATTCTTATTATACCTAGGCATTAACTGGGGATGTCGTATCGTGGGGATGCCGATGGGCATGGTCATTAATGGCTCGACTGTCATCGGTCACGGAAGTTATGCAAATTTTGTAAAGCTTATCCTCTATTGGGAGTTCGATTATTGAGCCTTGGCTAATAGTGGCGTTAATTGCGATTGTTTGCACTTTATTGTCCTGGTGTTAAACTTCTCCTATTCTAAGTTGTTTTTGTTCTTCCCTTGAGAGAATTTTAAAAACAGCTTCGATGTTCTCATATTGGATAAATTCTTGGTTAACGGGACGTTGAATCAAATCGACTAACTCAGGGGCAACTTTTTCTAGGGCCCTTACCAACGCCGCGCCGCTCTTAAATCCGTTTCCCGTCCTTTGCTTTAGGTAATTATTCATCTGTACTGCGGTCATCCCCCGACGTTTATCCCCGCAGGATTTGTCGATAACCTCAATAATTGGCTTTTCGACTTCGACAACTTGATCGCCCCGTCCTATGGCGGCTAGTGCAAACTCTTTCCCGTGCATGGTAGCCAAGTCCATTGTTAGTCGGGTGTTATCGTAGCGGAGTTGCTCTAGTTGGATTAGCTGGTCAAGCCTTAGCCCTTCAACGTCTATGGCTACTTCGGGATGACGCTCCTGAGTTAATCGCCATTTCTTCTCAGACTCAATAAAATACTTTCTGGTAGCTTTGCCAGTGGCGGTTTTAGAAACCATGCAAAACTCTTTAAAAGCATCACAAGATAGCATTATTGAATCGCTAGAACGACCAACTGCCGCCGATTCCACAGGATTGTGGAGTATGGTTCCTTTTTCGATAAAGAAATCATCCCCCTCTACAAAGTACCCCTTATCTACTAAGGTTCTTTTTGCGCTGTCACGTCGTGAGTATCCTGCTATCTTCCAAGCAAGGTCAAACTCAACAGGATAAAGCTCCCCTTCTTTTTCGGCTTTTAACCAACGATCAACGAGTTTAGAATAGTCGTCAGGATTGAAACTTGTTAAACTAGACATGGTGATCCTCTTTCATTAGGGGTTATAGGGTTACAGCCCATGGGTGAATTGAGTTGTACTTTGCTCAAAAAACCGCGATGGGTATCTTTATTTTATCATCAATCCTTTGGTTGAGTGTATAGGCAAAACGATCCCTTTGTGAAACTAGGAGCGATCTTTTTGTGATTATTTATATCCCTTTGTGAAACTAGGAGCGATCTTTTTGTGATTATTTATATCCCTTTGTGAAAGTATTAATGCTTGTAGTTCGGATATACTCTGCATAGCAATCAATTCTCTGAGTGATTGCTGAGACTATACCTAATTGAAATATCCGTGTCAATTAGTAGGGATATCAGTACAATTACCTAAGATTCCATTGCTGCTGCTTATATCGGGCAAAGTCGAAAACCCAGTAATCTAGGCTGTATGCTATGTCGTTAAAGGGGAACATATAGGTTTCTTCCCCGTTAATCCCTCCCCATTTAGCCCGATAGTAGTCAAAATTGCCTTGGTGAGTACGTCCGTTTTCCCTGGAATAGATGGGATTGGCGTTGATGGCTCTAGATCCCTCCATCTTCCCATTGACCATTTCCCCATGAATTAATCCTAAGTCGGGGATGTTTTCGCATTGAATCCCTGCCAATCTAATCCGATGGTGATAATCACAATCCTCTAGGTATGCAGGATAGATGTTTTCGTCAAAAAAACCTACCGCTTCTAGTGCCAATGGGGTAATCACAAAAGCACTAAATCCATGGCAAAACAACAGCCCATGGGTGTCTAGTCTTGGCTCTACAAATGCTTTTATCTTGGCTAGGTCATTTGCCCCTAGCTCGATGTCAGAGTTAAGAATTAGCCAGTAGGGAGCCATTGGGGTAGATTTAATGATCGCATTCCAACTGGCACTAACTCCTAGATTATGTCCGCATGAATAGATTAAAAACTTTTCGATGGAGTTCTCAAAAATCACGCCGTTATCAAGTTGGGTATTCCATACGAATCTATAATCAAAGTCTGCTACTTCTTTTTGGATCGCCATTGAGTTGGCTAGTCTTTGAAGTAAGTCGGGGCGATTGATGTAGGGAACTCCAATTACTGGTTTATTCATAATTTACCTATCTGCATATTGCCTTAATGATAGCTAATTAATCAGTATTAAACAATTTTTTATTCTTCATATAATTTTCTCCAGGTAAATGCCTGAATACCATTCCACCATGTGTAATGACCATTGCCAATAGTGGGGAAATCTAGCACTTTTTGACATTCAGGATGGTTTTTCAGAAATTCCTGATTAGCCATTTTGCACTCAAGCTCATTAGTGTCATCCACGATAATTAAAGCGTTATCAGCAAGATGAGGAACGGCTAATTTTAACCCATCAAGCTGGCTGTTATAGTCATGCGCCCCGTCATAGACATAAACGCCTATTTTTGCAGGATATTCAAACATATTAGAGTTAAAGTAACGCCTGAAATCATGATTAATTAGGTAGATGTTTCTTTCTAGCCCTTCTCGATTGGCATTAAGGATAAATAGCTCTTGATTGTTCCCACGATCAAACTCAGAGAAGTTGTCAATGGCTATGCCTTTGGGATTTAAGGGTAGATTAGGGGCGTCTAACATCGCGCCGCAAATCATGGCTCCCTGATAAGTGCCTACCTCTAAATAAATCTCATCTTTTTTTAAATACCTTACGGAAAGATTTAATAGGGCTAGGATATTTTGAGTGGTCATCCCATTTACTTTTCTAAGAAGATCCGCAAATCGGGAATCCTTCGGGCTTACTTCCTCGGTTCCCCAGTTGTTAAATTCAAGGGGCAAATCAGCTAAAAAGTTTTTAGTGTCCATGTTGCTTGATTAAGTGACTAAATTTCTTTTCATTTTGAACTAAATAATCGGGGAATGTGTGATCGATTGGACAGATTCTCAATTGCTGTCCATTCCACAATATGGCATTATCTACCCAATAATCCGTGTTCCGTCGGTTCTCATGGGAGTTCATTTCCACATGGGCATAGCTTTCTAGCTTTTCTAATACCCTGTCCTTTCCCCCTAAATAGCTAAAGTGCCATCCTGGGCGATCGCATGGCACAAACTGATCGATTCTCATCCTTAGATTGCTCAATGACTCCCCTTTAATATACTCATGATAGGGAATGGCTTTAGAGCCTCCCCATCCACAGGAATAGGTGTTAAGCCAGAAATAGTAAAGACTCTGATTAAACGCCGCCACTCCCATCTCAGGAGCATAATTCCTGACCGACTCAGCCGAAGGAATCTCATCGACATCCGAGACTATCACAAAGTCACCATTTTCTAATTCAGGAACTCCCTGCCTGATGGCATCCCGTTGCCCCCTTTCTCTGTCCCATGAGTTTTGAGTCTCAGGGGGATTATAGATAACGTGGATTATGTGGTCATGAAATCGCTTAAAAAGATCAGCATTATCTTGATAGTAAAGCGGTTTCGGCTTGCCTGAGTGTGTGACAGGTGACTCAACTAAAATAAACTTTTCTATTAGTCCATCAAGCTCGTTTAGCCTGATTTCTAATAGCTCTAATTCGTTGAAAAACATAAAACCATCATAAATTTTTCGCATTTAATCCTCTAGCCATTTGATAAATTTCTTAGCAGCAAACTCCCAAGTAAACTGACTTAAGTAATCCCTTGCTCTTATAGCTTTTATTTCCGCAATTTCAGGATCGCCGTAGACTTCGCACAAAGCACATGCTACATCTTCGGGATCTACATAGGCACGCTCTAGATTTAAAGCAGGATCGGTCAAAAACATCATTGGTCCAACAGGATAACCAGAATGGTTGTCAAATAATTCGCCTAAAGCAGCAAAGTCGGTGTAGATTTGTGGACAGCCTACCGATGCGCTTTCAGTGGAGGTTAAGCCCCATCCCTCCCCAGTGCTTACATTAACATTCACATCAACTGCATTATAGAAAAGATTGAGTATTTCATTATCTATTTGTGGATGTAAAAATGATATCTTGGGAGTTCCACTATCATCAAGCTCAACTGCGGGGAGTAATAACTGTCCTTCTAGTTTTACCCTACGCAGTTCACATTCTCTAGAGTATAATTCCTGTACCCAAAAACCGACATCTTTAAACCCGCAGTGAAGGTACAAGTAAGGGATTCTTTTCCCTTTTTGTTCTTTTACCGTGATTGCAAAGTCAACGAATGCCTTAACCAAAATATCGAGTCTTTTTCGCTCCGTATTCCTGTTAGCAGAAAAGACAATGAAGGCATCTTCTGGAATGTAGTCTTTGAAAATAGCTACTCTTGCTTCTTTCTTGTTTAAAGAGTAAAAGCATTCGCTATTCCCGTGGGGGATAACCTCTATATCCCCATCCCATCCAGCTTGTTCAATAACGTCTACTCCAAAGTTGGTATAGGTAGCTATTTTATGGGCTTTGCTTAAATTGCTAATCAATGGCTTGCTATAGCCTTTGCTGTCAACTGGGAAATAAAAGTAAAGTCTTTTCTCTAGCAGTTTGGGGCAAAAGTGGAGGTAATAATTAATAATCCAAAGGTCATTAAAAATTACGACTTTATCAAATTTATCAAGATTGACTCTTTGATCTAGAACTTTGTAGCCATAAGGATCGTTATTTGTAGGGTCAAACGATGGGATTATCTCGCAGTAAGTTGATGTGACGGCAGTATTGCACTCAAAATTAAGAGCATATACCGTGATATCGTACAGTTCCGACAATCTACCAATAAGTTCATGAGATACCCTTCCGAAGCCTGATGGAGGCGTTAAGTCCTTGGGAGATTTTATAGGAGAATCCCCTAACCATAAGAGTTTTGGCTTATCCATTTGTTGCAATTCGCTTAAAAGAATCTGACTAAACTACCAATTTTGATTTGTGGACTTCTAGGGATGGGACGGCTTTAATGGCATCCTCTGCCGATTCAAATCCCTTAAGCTTAAGTATTTTCTGGCTATCGGCTAGGTTTAATCCGAGTCCTCTTAGGGCTTCTAGGGTTGTATTGTTTAGATTGATTAACTCCCCCGCGTCTACTTTTTCTTCTACTAACTCGCTATCTGGTTCTAAGCTCCATCCATCTTCTAGCCAAGCGTTGACATCAATAGGATAAACTGTTTGCTCTAAATTGCCTTTGTAAACTGTGTACATAGCCACGGCTCTTAATAGTGTTCTACACTATAGTACAATACTGGAATAGAGAATAAAATCATGTCTGATATTTCAATGTGCCAAGATAATAAATGCCCATCTCAGTATCGTTGTTTGAGGCATTTTGCTAGTGGCACTAGGCCCAAGTGCGATCATCAGGAATATGTTATGGTCAATCGTCATCCTGAGATGCCATTGTGTGAGTTATTCCTTGACAAGGAAGCCAAGCCATGACGCGATTAAATCCTCTCGTTTTCCCCTTACCATCGGGGATTATGGCTATCTACTCAGGCATCCCTGAAAATAACTGGCTATTTGACACCTCTGGGCTTGGATTGACGGGTGATCATCTTGTTTTGTGGATATCTCCCAGTGACTACAAAGCCGATCTCCCTACTGTGGAAGTGGTTTCAGGTTATAGCTCTAACTTTGTCAATCCTGACGGGGATACCTATCGAATCCAAGCCACGGTTAGGGAGGGCAAAGAATCCACTGAGCAGGTTTTAAATGAGTTGATCCGCCGATCTTATAGCGGGGATACTGTTACTCCGATCACCCTTTATGACTATCATCGTGCCGCTATTGGCAGTCAATACACCGCAAGGGAAGGAGTCATGTGGATAGAACAGCCTACGGGTTCTTTTCGTGGCTCTAATCAGAATTTAAGCCAAGGTTTTAACATTGTTTTTAAGGAGATTTGATTGTGTGGATTAAAACTAAAACTGAAACTGATTCATTAAGTGAATTAGTTAATACGGATAAAATTGAACGAATAGGAATCAACCAAGACCATTATATATTAGGAGAAAGAGAAGATGGGATTACGATTCTGCTTTACGGTGCCAAAAAACGTAACAGGGAAGACGCAGAAAAGAAAATGGCTAAAATAGAAAGATGTTTAAGGGATGGGCGTAATTTTTGCGATCTTGATGGGGAATTATGACAATGGAAACACCAGAAAAGTACACTGTAGATGGTAAAGTCTTGCCAAAAAAGATTTATGAGAAACTGGCAGAAATTACCGAGCTAGATATCCAATCAGCGGTTAAAAAGTCATCCGAAAATCTCAAGGATTATATCCAAGCAAAGACTACCAAACAGTAGGGGAATCTTGACTTGCTTTTCCTTGTGCCAATGGATAAATATCCCAATTCAAATACCTCAAAGTATCGGCTAAGTGCGACCGCATTAGGTCGGTTTTTTTGTCGATTTCTGGTCTACCTTCTAGCCATTTGAGGGACTCTAGGTCAGCTATTAGCTCATCGCAAATGTCCGATAGGAATAACCTATCATGATGGAAACTAGCATTAAGGGCGTTAACAGAGTCTTGTACGGATGGATTAACCAGCTTATAACAAGTTTCCCAGTTCAATTTAAGCTGATTAAATTCGTCTTTGATTATGCCCCAGTTAGTATTTTTGCTGTTAGCTGTTTTTTGATTTCCCGAAGCGTCACCATGGATATAAATCTTGCTAGGCTTGAGTGATTTTAAATATTTCCCTGTTTCTTTGGCAAGCTCAAAAGTATCTGAGTTGAGCAGAAAGAACTCTTTAATTATGATGATTTCTTTGGCTACAACCTGAGCGATTATGGCAGTAGCGGGGGAATGATTAAAGTCAAAAGAGGCATGAACAGGAAAGCTCCTATTGTACTTGGCTACACTTTGGGGAATTAGATGTGTCTTTCTGTCAAAGTATTTAAATACCAATCCCTCGGTCATCACGGCATATTCTGCCATGATTTCTATTTGGAATAATTCGGGCGTTAATGTTGCCTCCATGCTTTCCACATAGTCGGGATCTGCGTGTAGATTCTCTAGGGTAGATCCTGCTACTGATAAAAACTTCTCTTTCTGCTTGTCGGTTCTTTTCGGGTCATCGAATATTTTATAGCAGTAGTTGTAAGGCTGATTTTTGTTAATGGAGCTGGTTATCAGGAGCATCCTATTACTATGTCCTTTCCCCCTTCCTATCCGTCCCATGATGGTATCAAAAGCCCCTTTTTCTGCATAGGCATACTCATCAGCCCATACCCACCTACACTGCAATCCCCTACCTACTTCTCTTGAGTTTTTGGTTTTCCCTGTGAATGAATCAGCAGACAAAACATAGTGAAACGTTCGTTTTTCCCCAATATAGCAGTACCGACTATTGGCGATCGCCCGTGCGGTTGCTTTTGAATCCCCTTTATTTGGCTCTAAAGGAATCCCGAACATCTCGCAAAACTCAGCCAAGGCGACTAGGGTAGAGGTTTCTAGCTGTCCATAGCTGTTGGCGGTTATCAATCCGCTCCCTTGCGGATCAATCTCAGAGCGATAGGTCATAAACCAAGCCCCTAAGAAACTCTTTCCTGAGTTAATCCCTGCTTTGTACCAAAGAGATAATTTCCCGTCAGTATTTTTGAGTAATTCTACCATTTGGGCTTGCGCCCCTGGGTGTGGTTCAAATACTGGGAATGAGTCCTGCACCTCTTCCGATTCAGGTATTGTTACCCAATCAATTGATTCGAGAATTGTCGATAATCCTAGCTCTTTTATATACCTACTCACGGAAAACCTGACGCATCAAATATCTCTATACTACAATTTAGATACACCTATTATGACTAAATCATGGATTTCTCATTACCGCCTTGCCCGATACAAAGACAAGAAAATGAAACCGAATCGGCTTATAATGCCCTATGGGTTTTTTTGGAATTGGGAGCAATTAGGAATGTTCAGGCGGTTTCTGATGAATTTCAAAACTTAAGGAAGAAAAGAAAGCTATCTGACAGGGGGGCAGATGATGGCAGGACTAGAAACGGATGGATTGAAAGACTAGCCAAAAACCATCAATGGCACGAAAGAGCCAGTGAGTATGATGACTGGCTCCGAAAATGTGAGCTAAACATGAAGATGGATAGCAGAAAAGGGACTTTTGAGGCGTTAGTAGAGCCATTTACGGAAGGCTATAAGCTTAAGGTTGATGTGGAACACAGGCTATTAGATCAGATAAAACTAAATGCGATTAGCCCAAAAGAAAGAGCAGAGCATGGTTATCCTGAGCCATTCCTAAGCATTAAGGATGTTAATGAACTCGGAGGGGCTTTTCAAAAAGTGACAATGGCAGGGAGGTCAATATTTGAAGATGCCCTTAAGTTCCATGGGCTTGATGAGATTGCGAAAAGAATCGGGGCAGAGATGTCCAAGAATACAGATAAGCATTAAAAATGTCCATTAAATGGACATCAAAAAACCCCTTGCTGGGCTTGGTTAGATTATCGTTCGATGGGTACGGTTTTTATGACTTCAAATACCCTGTTATCTAGAAGGCGGATTACTGTGCCGAGCAGCCCCATTTCTGTAGATTCAGCTAGAAAAATTAATTGATCCAAAGGATCGGGAATCTCAAAAATTTGTGCTTTATCTGGAACTAGCACATTTTGCGCTAATCCGACGGCGGATTGCTTGTAAGTCCAGTTTCCAGTTTCCAGTTTTTTGTAACACAAGACTGCCTTGGCTAGTGAATTTGTGCCGACTGATGGGATTATAAAGTAGTGCATCAATTGCTTCCTCTGTTTGTTTATATCTTCATAATCCCATCACTACCTATGATTGTCATCAGTAAATATACGGAAGTTTTTAGGGATGATAGGATAGAACGAATACACTAGGAGTTATCATGCCGTCCCCAAAGCCCTCCGCCGCCGATCTCGCTATTCCAATTAGCTACATAGCTAATCCTAAAACCCGACAGTTAACCGTAATAGCAGAACTAGCCAATCTTATAAACAGACAGGAAAGAGAGCAATTGCTAAAAAGTATGTCTTTGATGTATGGCAGTAACAACGCATCCCTTGAAATCAATATGACTAGAAAATCTCTAGAAATTAGAGGGAATTACCAATGGTAGAAAGCGATTTGTACACCTATAGCGCGGTCATTACCCGTGTTGTCGATGGCGATACCCTAGTAGTCGATATTGATGCAGGCTTTGATATCTGGCTGCGGGGTCAGACTCTACGGTTAAATAGGATTAACGCTCCTGAAATGAAAACCCCAGAGGGCAGGGCATTGACAGAAAATCTACAATTTTTGACCAATGAGAAAGTTTTGATTAGGACTGTCAAAAATCATAGGCTCAAAAAAGATACCCAGAAAGACAGCTTTGGGCGATATCTTTCTGAGGTAGAGGTTAGGGGGATTGGGAACTTGTCTAATTATCTTTTGGCTAACAATCTGGCAGTTCCCTATAGTTAGCCTAGGCTGTCTTCTTGCGATTCGTCAACATAGGTCATTTTATAGCCTAATTTTAATAGCTCTTTTTTGAGCATCTCGTTTTCTTGTTCTAACACTGAATTGTCCTCGATTACTTTTAGGGCTGCTTTTTTTTGCTTGATAAGATTGGTTTTGGCATCAATGTAGGCATTTTCTAGGTCGGATACCTTCTGCCTCCAACTAATATCTAATTCCTGTGCTGCTAGGTAGGCATTTTGTTCGTAGATAGCTCTAGCCTTTTGAAATGATAGCATAGCCGATGTTTTGTGAATAGCCTTTAATAGCTCATCTTCTAAATCAACCCCAACCTCCTGCAATGTTTCCATGAATTGGATTACTTCGGCACATTTTCTTAGGTTTTCACTGCTAAACCCACTAGGACTAGGGCTAATATCGGGAGCGTCATCGCTGTTAAAATCTGTCAACATTTAATCCCCTCAAAAATTGCTAGATTAGGTTTATTGTAACAACAGAAGGAGCGATCATGAACTTAGAGCAGCTTTATAGTTATTTGCGTGAATCCCCTAGCGATATTAATGAACATCTCCCAACATTGCGGGATCTGGCTTCACAAGTTGATTCAGTAACGGAATTTGGTACAAGGCATGGAGTCTCTACCGTGGCGTTATTATCGGGACAGCCTAAAAAGCTAACCTGCTACGACATAGATCCTAAGTGGGACGATTGGAACGAGATTCTAAAGCTTCGGGGAAATACATCCCTATCTTTCAATGTTCAGAATACCCTAAAAGTTAAGATAGAGCCTACCGATTTACTTTTTATAGATACCCTTCACACCTACGATCAGCTAATCGGGGAACTCACATTGCACTCTGGAAAAGTGTCTAAATACATTGCATTACACGATACCGTTACATTTGCCCGTGTAGGGGAAGATCCAAGTAAAGGAGGGCTATGGGATGCGGTTTCAGAGTTTATTTTTAACGGAGACTTTCAAGTTAAATTTCACTACCAAAACAATAACGGATTGACAGTTTTAGAAAGAATAAATTGACAACAAAAAAGCCCCTTTCGGGGTGAGTAACTAAAGAGATAATCGGTATTACCCTATTAGAGCGTATCGAACAGGAGAACGATCAGATCCTTTGACGTTAGCCGTAAAGGTGATCGTTTGATCCGCCTGACCTGGATTCACGGCAAATGTGCCATTTCTGCTCAATTTTGGGATGCTAACAGCCACGGATTTAGCTCTAGTCCCTACGATGATTCCGTTGAACTCTAGGTTATCGACTACCTGAGCAGATGCGCCATATCCAAGAGTAGGAATCCCTGAGTAGGTTTTCCGAACTAGATATTTAGCGTCTCTACCAACAGCAGCAGAGTTGAATACCAGAGTTCCACTTGTTAGTTGAACCTCGTCAAAAGTGGTAGTAGATCCTGTTTTGACTTCCAAAAAAACGACATTAGAAACATCGTCATCAATAAAAGTAACCTGAACATCAGCAACAGCAGCACCAGTTAAATCACTGTCAGTAATCGTGAATGGGGTAGCAGGAACCGTGACGGTTTTAACAATGGGAAGAATTAGAGATGCAGTTGTTTGAGCAAATTCACCAATTAACCATTGAAGAGTGATCCAGTCAATAGATTGAACTCCCATATCTACCGTAGTTGTAGATGTAGAAATGTAGGTATCGACGTTAGTTAAAACCCCGTCTACATATCCTTGGGCTGTTACCTCAGTACCCGCAACGTTAACCGCGAAGGAAGAAAGAAGGGGGAATAAACCCGCTAATTGTCCTTGGGGCGTGGAAGTGTCAGGAGAGATAAAACCGTAGTTTTTAAGACCTTTGAAAGCCATCGTAGTTTCCTCCTAGTCGGGACTTAATAATAGTGCATAGTCGAAAGTTCCAGGAGAACCCGTTTTGACGGCTCTGACTCTTACGAATACAGCAGTGGAATCCCGATACTCAGCAACATAGCCACTTAAAGGAATCGGAACCATAGAGGCAGTTCCATCAATTGGCAGTCTACCAATTGCGCTAAAAGTACCTGAAGAAGTGGGACATATCTCAACGAAAACTTCCCAGAAAGCAGACCCCGCAGTAAAAGAAGTATAGGTATTAGAGATAACAACACCGCTAAAAGATTCTAGTGTTTCAACGGGTAAGGAAATTGCAGTTTCCGCAGTAGTTGCAGATATAGCAGTCCCTTTTTCTCGTAATACGGTAGAATGATCTGGTTCTAGTCGGGGATATCGTTTTAGATTTACGAATGTTGGCATTGTTTTATCCTTCCTTACGCTACTATTGCAGCGTCTTTAATTCCCCAGAGTCGAGCGATAGATTTGCGTTGGAAAAGTCCAATACCCGCATCCCATTCGATTTCCTCTAAGTTCCATGGGCCCTCAGAGTCCTGACCCTTTCCATAGACCTGCAAGGGCTGAACTTGAATACCTTGTAATCTTAGATCGCCCAAAGATACGAGATAGATAGAAGTTCCCCCAGTGCCACCGCCTGGGCAGGATTCGGTAAAGCCTAGGATTCTGTTAGCTGTGTTATCTTCGTCTATTTCTAGAATCGGGATACCAGCGTAATACATCTGAGGCATTCCTAGCTCGTTTTGGTCAAAAGTAACATATCCACTTACTCCAGTATTACGGGCTGCGGTGGATAGTCTAGCAGCAAAAAGTTTATCCATGATCCAATGGGTAGGACGATCAACATATTTAAGCAAGGTGTCAAGTTTTCCTAGGGAAAGGGCATCCCCCCCGCTAGTGCTACCTGCTGCTAAAAGTTGAGTCGTGGAGTCTTTGGTTAACGCCTGAAGTCCGTTGTACTCGCGGTCATTGGATTCTTTAGAGCCTTTAATAAAAAGCTTGTCAAAATACAAACTAAATGCCTGAATTTTGTCACGTCTAAAGGATTCTGTTGAGCCTGGCATCCGAGCCTCTAACGCTCTATCAACTGCAATAGATCCAGTGTGGATCGCAGTCGAGTAAACGGCTTTTGTGTGAGTCCCTAAACCTCTTACACTAGGCTCGTTAATGCGTCTGACACCAACATCCCCTAATGTATTTTGAACTTCAACCTCGATACTTCCCCCCGCGATAGTTCGGAAAGGTAAGAATGGCAGAACTGCGGA